CTTCGGTAAATATACACGAAACAGCTAAAGAGAAAGCGGCTCGTATTAAGAACTTGGAGGGCGATTATGTGCGCTGGTTTGAATACTATTTCCCTAACTATGCCAAACAGAAGTGTGCGTGGTTTCACGCCCAGTTGGCTAAGCTGATAGTAGGCAATAAACGCTTGCGCTTGCTTGCCGAGATGTACCGCTCGGCGGGGAAGTCGGTGCATATAGATATGGGGATACCGCTGTACTTGTACTTTGCTAAGGGTGATTTGCGATTTATGCTTTTGGTAGGTGAGACTGACCCTAAGGCTAAAAAACTCCTTTCGGGTATACAGGCACAGCTGGAGCATAACAATCGCTTGCAGAATGATTACGGCAAGCGGTCATCGGCGGGGGACTGGTCGGACGGTTCGTTTGTTACTAATGATGGGGTTCGGTTTATGTCGCTTGGTTTTGGGCAAAACCCGCGAGGGGCACGAGAGCAATCAGAACGCCCTGATTATATCGTAGTAGATGATGTGGATAGCAAGAAGTCTATCCACAACGACCGCATTATGCGTGAAAGTGTAGATTATATTACTGAAGATGTATGGGGGTGTTTTGACAGTGAGGACAACGCTACTGAACGCTTTGTATTTGCGAATAATAACTTCCACAAAAACTCAATCACGAACCGCCTTAAAACGTACTTCAATGAGGTGATTAACACGCCCAAGGAGGAGGGTAGTTATGAGGATAGTCCGCATACAGAGTTCAAAATACTTACGGTGTGTGCGGTAAAAAACTTGCTGGACTTTACCCCCGAATGGCCTGAGAAGACTTCGGCGGAGTACTGGCGTAATAAGTTTAAGAGTATGCCCTACCGCTCGTTTATGCGGGAGTATATGCACACACATATTGAGGATGGGGCTATTTTTAAGTACGAGGATATTCAGTATAAAAAGGCACTGCCGCTTTCTAAGTATGATAATTTGTGCTTCTATGGGGACTTGTCGTATAAGGAAAATGCGGACTACAAAGCCCTAATTTTGGTGGGTAATATAGGTAAAGAGTTTTATATACTGATGTGCTATATGCAGCAAAAAAGCCGTGCGCATTGTGCTAAATGGCTGTATGACCAGTATGAGAAGTATCGCTTAGACCGCTATAATATTCGTTATATGATTGAGGGGCTTTTTGCGATGGACGAGTTTGTAAGCGACTTTGACCAAGAGGGCGACAAAAGGGGGTACTATATCCCTATCGTAGCCGACAAACGCAGCAAAGCTGATAAGTTCGACCGTATAGAGAGCCTTGCAGGCTATTTTGAACGCAAAAATGTATGGTTCAATAGTGAACAGAAAAATGCGGATATGCAGGTGCTTATTGACCAGTTCTTAGCCTTTGAAAAAGGTTCGGGTGCTCACGATGATGGACCCGATGCCGTGCACGGTGCTTTTAAATGGCTCGTAGGTCGCAACAGGCAAAGTAGCAACCAATACGCCTTCGGGGCGAGAGTTAATAACCATTATTGATATGTTTTTAGTTAAAGAAGATTTAAAGAATAATATCTACTCCTACCAAGTGGAGCAGATAAGCGAAGGGGACGAGAGTATAGTACTGCAGGCGTTAGATACTGCTGAGCAGGAGGTAAAATCGTACTTCTACACCAATGATAAAAAGGAATACCTTGATGGTCGCCCTCGATACGATACGGAGGCTATCTTTGCCAAGCGTGGAGAGGAAAGAAACGCCCTTGTGGTGAGCCTTTGCCTATCGGTAGCAAAGTGGTATATTGTGGATCTGTGCAATGCTGATATTATCTATGACCACGCCAAAGAACGCTACGACAGGGCGATAGAGTACCTTAAAAGGCTCGCTAAGGGTGAGGTGAATATCAGTTCACTACCTATTGTGCCTCGTACAGAGGAAACAGAAAAGCAAATAACCCCTTTTGTATATGGTTCTCGTAAAAAGTACAATCACGAATAAATGGGGACACCTGTAGGCAATTATTATGAAAGATATAACCGTAACAACTGAATATGATTTGGAGGTAGTAGGGGGCGACTTTGTCGCTAATGAAAGTACTGCCCAACACGTGGAGTTCCTTTTCCTTTCCAAGCAAGGAGAGTGGAAGGAGTCGCCTATTACAGGTTGTAATATTCAGCAGGCACAGAATGGCAGTATTACCCGCGCCCTTGATAGGCATATACGCATCCAATTAGAAGCAGACGGCTTTAGTGCCGAAGTACTACAAATCACCGAAAAAGGTATTAACGTTAAAGGAAAATACAAACAATGAAACCCTATAAGAACTATAAGAAACCTAAAAAAGCAGGCAATAACACTCTGCAACCTACCCGCAATATCGTTCCCAAGGCTATGGCACGTACCCGTGCCGATGTACTCACGTGGAAAAATGCAATGGCAATGGCAGAGAACGTAGAGAACCCAAAAACGTTTCCCTACTATAATCTCGTTCGTGATATGATGCTTGATGCGCATACTACCTCACAAATAAAGAACCGAAAGCTAAAGACTATTTCGGCTAATTTTAGCATACAGAAGGCTAATGGTGAGACACACGAGGAGCTAACACGCCAACTGCAAAAGTCTGTTTGGTTTAATGAGATTATAAGCAACATTTTAGACAGCGAGTACTTTGGATATACCCTTATAGAGCTAAATCGGCAGGTAGCACCTGCGGGCA